GATTTATCACCCATGCCCACCAAGCGTGTAATAACAGCAACCGCCCTTATTGCACTAGTTTGGTGGAAGAAGGACAGATTACGCCCGTGGCTTTCTGTCCTTTGTGAATGGTCAAGCACGCGTCCGGTAATTGAACCGGACGTCGTGCGAGACCAATTCGCAGACATGATTGTGGCCGAGGCAAGTCGTACGCCCGGCCACACCCACGCCAATGCAGCTGCTCTTAGAACAAGCGCCACAACAACCGCATGCACCGTAGCAGGTCGTGTCGGCTTGCGCTTATTCTCTATCGAAATGTCGAAGTCGGACCAACGAAAGAGAATTCCAGGTTCAAGGCAGTGGTTTTGGGTCAAGGACGTCCACACAAATAACCGTACCGCGGTGCCCTATAGTGACGACGTCCTATATATATGCGATGTAGATTACTATGTCGACATGCCCTCGTTACTGGGTGTTCACCTTAACCCAGTTTTGCTGTACACTTGTGTACCAGAGCGTGCTTCCTCCACTGCGGACGACGACACCGCGTTTACGTTTGATGAACGCGGTAGACTCGTTACGCGTGTGGCAGGAGGAGGTTCTTATGAACACCGTCTCTGGGACTACGGGTGCGATAGCATTAGCGTGAGTAAGAAGTTCTTAGGAATAACGTATTCACTGACTTGTTATGCTATCGAGCGGAAGCAAATTGGGAAGCATAGGCAATTGATCCTATTGGCCCCAATAAAACGCTTCACATACTTGGGCGCTTTAATCGCGTCATTTCTCATCGAGGCTAAGCCCCTCAAGCGCTTCGACCCGATCACTGTTGCTACTGACGGATCGAAGTTTGTCCGCTTTTATGTACATCGAGCGGAAGGGCTGAGCATCACCACAGCACGGCCAATGGACTACGCCAGTGCCTTGGTAACCGCTGAGATAGACAACAGCATTGCTGCTATTTCCAGATTAGGCACGACAAAGCTCCAGATGCCTTCCGTGGCATCATGGGAGACCGATCGTGTATCTGCAGCAATTTTGACAGAATACCACAGAGTTGCGTCACCGTGTGGCCATCCCTGGGTGTTCCCAGTTGAACTTGGAGTTCGGTCTTACTCTTACAACCTACAAGAATACGATCAGAACGCCAAGGCCAAGTTGTCTGCCTTTATGTCCCCACTGATCCATGGGGCCTTCGCACCTGTACATGACGCCGCCTCGGAGCGGCAATGTGTTAAAGGCAGGATTAACGATTTAAAGAAACCAGAACCCAAACCTCATCGCTTTCGCGATGCATGCATGGAGGAGTTTGCCGATCTCCTCCTTAATGGCATTACCCTTGCGCCAGTGTCTGTGGACGTCGTGGAACAGAAACAGACCGGCGCTGCCCAGAAACAATCTTTGTGGCGTGCTTTCGTCAATGGACCCATCAGAAAGCACGTCTTAAAGTGTTTCATCAAGGCCGAAGCCTATCAGGATGTCAAAGATCCACGCAATATCAGCACTTATAATGATGCTGATAAGCTGGATATGGCCACCTTCGCTTTAGCTTTGTCGGAACACTGTAAGAAGTTTCCGTGGTACGGTCCCGGAAAGACGCCAATCGAGATCGCCATGCGCGTGGCAGAAATATGTCAGAACGCTTCTTTTGTGAACGTCTCTGATTACCACCGCATGGATGGCACGATCACGAAGACCCTGCGTCAGGTAGACCGGGTAGTCTGCATGAAGGCCTTTGCAGACTACCGCGCCGAGTTGAATGAGCTCCTCAAAACCAATTATGGAAATGTTGGAAGGTTACCTAGAGGAACCACATTTAAGCAAGGAACATCGCACGGATCAGGCTGCTCCGCCACCAGCCTGTTCCAAACCCTGCGGGCGACATTCACCGCATATCTCGGGTTTAGACGAACAGACAACCCAAAGACAGGCAAGAAATATAGTGCCGATGAAGCGTTCCACGCCCTCGGGATCCACCTCGGGGACGATGGTCTCGATGCAGACCTGCCTACCGACAGCCACATGTGGGCCGCCGATCGGGTGGGTCTCGTACTTGAAGCCGCTGTTGTTGAAAGATACAATAGAGGAGTCACCTTCTTGGCACGCTACTATTCGCCAAGTGTCTGGGAAGGTTGTCTTGACAGTATGTCAGATCTCAAACGACTGCTGTCTAAGTTCCACACGTCGGTTAACATGCCTTCTGGTTACCCGGCTATCTACAAGCTTATCGAAAAATCGATGGCCTACATCGCTACCGATAGAAACACGCCTGTTATCGGAAAACTCTGCAAAAGAGTTTTGCAAGTGTGTGACTATAGACCTAAGAAGACCCATGGTCTCGGTAGCTGGTGGTCACGTTATGACGAGTCTGTCCAGTACCCTAATGACAACAATGATGGATGGATGGATTATGAGCTTTCAATACAGCTACCAGAGTTTGACTCATCAATCTTTGACAGCTGGGTGGATAGCGCCGACACGCAACAGAAGTTGCTTTCACCTCCATTATGCCACAAAATTGAAGCTGCGAGACCAAAGGTGCCCGTCGTCGTTGACGGACTCACCTATGTGCTCGATTCTGCTTCAACCAGTGACAGTGGACTTGGAAGTGGAACGGTTCAAACAGAAAAGAATAGAGATAGCAAAGCAGACCCTCGCCGAAGTGACGACCGGCCGAAACGCACACGCAAATTGGGCGTGACGTTAAGGCTTAAATCTGGTGAGGTACGTGATTTAAACCGTAATTGTCGGAACAAATCACGGTCGGGATAACGCCCCGATTGCGTGATGGCCAATTGAGGCAACATCCGCCTAAGAT